TGGTTGGTGGGGTGGTTAATACCATCGATATCTACTACAATAATATTGGAGTTAATGCCAGTAATTTGTAAAAGTGCGTTTTTGAGTGGTTCAAAGGTGGAAGTTGCTATTGTAGTACGTTGCCATTCTGGAGGATGAATACATTTTTTAGTGTTGGTTGTAAGGTCATATGCTAGAATAACGCTTTTATGTGCTATTTTCCATTTTCTGATTATAATAATATAATCTTTTACGTGCTTGGTAATACTAATATCAGTACTATGAATTGCGGGCATGCTTATGTCGTTCTAAATATCTAGAAGTACTTACATAATACAAATATAATTATTTTTAAATTAATTATATAAAAGTAAAAATTGAAAAATTTAAATATGATAAAATAATAGAATATAAAATGACGGATACTTTAAAAAATATTAATGAACAATCTACAGAAAATATAAAAATAGTTTATAAAAGACCAGAATATTTAAATGTTGCATTGAAAAAACATTATTATAAAAAAAAGAATGAAGACCCTGATTTTTTAGAAAAGGAGAAGGAAAGGAGTAGAAAATATAGAGAGGCAAATCGAGAGCATGTAAATGAACTAGCACGTATCCGGCGACGTAATAAAAAGTTAGAATCCCAAAAAACATTATCTAAAGATGAAACTCCAAATAAAAATAATGTGGAAGAATTAAATATTGAAAAACTGCAATTATAACGTCATTCTAAATACCGTGAACAACAAGGGCATAAACATTCGCCGATAGGCAATCATTAATGCAAAGTAGTATAATGGTTTTATCTTCTTTTGTTATTTTTTATTCTAGCATATCTATTTTTGCATCTTCCAGAATAAAAAATTGATAGAATAAAAAATTGATAATAAATAAATTAAAGGTATAAGTTAATAATAAATTATATCAATGTATAATAGAAAGAATGACTGAAGTTGCAAATATCGATGCAACCTGTGTAAATTCTATTGAAGATGTAAAAAGATTATATAAAACACCCGATTATATTTTACGAGCAAGCAGGAAATATCAAGAAAAGAAAAAGAATGACCCTGAATATATTAAAAATAAATTAGAAAAACAAAAGCAAAAAAATGAGGAGATATTGCAAATGCAATCTACAGCAGGTAAAAAATGTCCAGAATACATAAAAAAAGCCCATAATGCATATATTGAAAGAAATAAGGATAATCCAGAATTTATGGAAAAGTTGCGAGGTTATAAGAAGAGATATAGGGATGCAAATATTGACCGTATTCGTGAAGCAGATAAACTTCGAAAACGTGAGATGCGAGCTAGGAAAAAAGCAGAAAAAGAAGAACAACTAAAACAGCAAATAAATCAGCAAACAAATATGAATCCTGTTTCTAGTGTATCGGAATTAGTTGCAGATACAGTTGCAGATACAGTTGATAAATTAAAACTGTAATGTTGTTCGCAATATTTAGAACACCCTCCGATAGGCAATCATTAATGCAAAGTAGTATAATGGTTTTGTTATTTCCGTTATTTTTGTTATTTTTTATTCTAGCATCTCTATTTTTTCTATCTTCTAGAATAATATTGATAGATATTTTTGAAAAGAATGATATAAATTAGAAATAAAAATTGATATAAAAATTGATATAAATATTTATAATAATATATTTTAGTTAAAAATGACTTGGGGATGGGATGATTGTTGCCTTGAAACATTTAGTAGTGATGATGATTTTAGTGATGATGATATAGTATTTCGAGAAGATGAACCATTATCCAATGAATATATGTCAAAAATTGCATCTGGAAATAATAAAATATTCATTAAAAACTATAATTTCAATTCGCCATTAGAAAACTTACCACATACTTGTAAGGAATTATTTATTTACAGTAATAATTTTAATCAACAATTGAATAATTTGCCTTATGGTATAGAAAAAATAACTTTAAAAGGATGTGTAAAATTCAATCAACCGGTGGATAATTTACCACCAACACTAAAAAAGTTAATTTTGATGTCAACAATATTTAATCAATCAATAGATAATTTACCATTAGGAATGGAAAAATTATATATAACTAGCAAATGTTTTAACCAAAGAATACACCAATTACCTAATAGTTTGGATAATTTAACAATTATAAGTAATAAATTTACAGAGATAATAGAAAACTTACCAGAAGGATTGAAATCATTAGATTTGGTATGGACTGAATTTAATAATGTAATTGATAAATTGCCTGATAAGTTAGAGTCATTATGGTTGCCATTTGATTATAAGGAGCCATTACCTGGAAAAATGCCGGATAGTTTAAAGTTTTTCCACGTACCTCAATTAGGTTTGCAATATTTGGATAAAAAGCCAGATGCAATGGAAGTAATTGATATTGATGTACAACAAGCTTTTGATAATGTAGAAAAATTGCAAAATGCAAATCGTATATATAATGCATCTAATAAGCAAATAATGTTAAGTATCGTATCTAGTAGTGGTTTATCTACAATATATACAAGGACTGAACCATATAACAATGATGAAGAAATACGTTGGGATTTTATTAATTTTCCAATGCAAAGTACTGAAAGTGTGTTGCTTATAGAATATTGCTGAATAATACGTTAAGAATGACCATAATGATAATAGTAATGGCTAATCCAATAGTGATTTTGTAATATATGTTGGAACGTTTTTCGTTGGTGGAATTGTTTTCTAGGAATTGGGAGAATTCAACTTGATTGAGATTAAGTTCTGTTTGTTTATCTAGAACATTTTTATTAATTTTATCAATATTTTTCTGTTTATCTGCTAGATTATCGGTATTATAGTTGATGAAATATTGTTGTTGTTGTTCTAGATTGCGTTGAGTAATTAAATCACTTATTAATTTATCAGACTCTTTATTTTTATCCCCTAAATCTAAATTAGCATTACCTAGATTATAAATAATTTCCGCTTTTGATTGTTCAACAATAGGGGTGATATCAATTGTATTCATTCGCTCAATATAACCGTCGGAATATAAATTGCTACAGGAAGATAATATACCAGTAGCACTTAAACATTTTCGGACGTTGCTATTTGCATTATCTGGTACAATACATTTGTTATCATCAGCACTATATTTGCCACTGTTATAATTACCCCAAGGCATACATGTTTGGCCATTATCATTGATGGTTATAGGTGCATCTAGGTAGGAAAATCGTTCTAGTCCAATTTGTAAATCTTTTAAGGATTGTTGTACTATATTTTTTACTGATGTGTCTGTAATTTGAATATCTTCTTGGGTAGATGCGGTGTCTTGAAATCCTTCATTCTGGCGAAGGTAATATATTCCAATTATAATTATAATTACAATAAATAATAAATATATATTTAGGGTTGTAGTATTAGTTGTAGTATTAGTTGTTGTCATTCTAGAATATGGTGTTATCTACTATTATTATAACATATTCTATAAATAATCCAAAATTAAATAAAATAAAAAATAGAAAATAAAAAAATAGAAAATGGCAAAAAATAATTTTAATACATAAAATTGAATTTTCATAATTACTTATTGTTTAGTATTTTATTACATCGGATACACAGGATGGCTACGGCTTGCTGTCCTATTAGCCCAGACAGTCTGGCTGAGTTGTTCGAAGACTTTCGAACCACAAACAAGACCCAGTTGAAGGGTAAGCTTTTGCAGTGCGCCAGTGAGGTAAGTCTGCGAGAGAACTGCGCAATTTGGATCACTTACGACGGCCGCTTTATTCGATGCACAAACAACGAACTCGCTCAATACAAGAACTGGTATGGCGAATGGGATGTGAATATGTAGCAACCCTCGCCACACACGACACACTCCATCAATTTTTTTATTTATTTTATTATTGTTTTATTATTGTTTTATTCATAAACATTTGCGATAGATATTATCGACATTTTCTAGATTATCTAGGAAATTGCGAATTGGTGTACCTGCAAATGGGTCTTGTGGTGGGACTTGATTTTCATTAAAATTCTTTAGATAATAATTCCGCCACCCCATTTCTGGAATACCTGTTTTAAAAAGATGTTGTATTGCAGGATTGTATTTATTGAATGTCTGATGGAAATTGATTACTGGACCAACACGATGGACTGGCATTCCTGATGTTCTACCTGCATTACAGGTATCAAATATAACTGGGAAAAACGCTTCACCTTTGCTGTTGGGATTGTGTTTTTTGTTTTGTTGAGATGGTAATATTTGATATAGATATAGAATTAGGATACATACTAGGGAAAAAACTAATAAACAACTTAAAAACGTGGTGTCCATTTTGCTATATGTTATCTTGTGATTATTATATTAGGGGTAGAAAATAAATCTATTACTACAATAGAAAAGTTATAGTGAAAAGTTATAGTGAAAAGTTATTTTATTCTAGCATCTCTAGAATGAAAAGATTACTTTATAAAAACGGTACATATTATATGTCTGATGATGTAAATGAACCTCACGGCAAATCACGCATCTTAAAATACACAGCTAGTGCGAGTGATATGCCCCATAAACATTTTTCTGGTTATATTGTGGTATACGGCCGTAGTACTTGTCCATATTGTATAAAAACTATTGAACTATTGAAAAAATATCCTAAATCCTTATTTGTAGAAATAGATAGTGAACCAATGAAAGTATTTGGTAAATCTAATTTGCTAGAGATACTGAAAGCGGAAATCGGCGGGCATTCAACTGTACCGATAGTATTTGATAAAGGTAAATTTGTAGGTGGGGCTAGTGATGCGGAAACACATTTCAAATAAAAAAAGAAAAAAAAAGAAAAAATAGAAAAAATAGGATCACCACTTTATTGGCGACATGGCATGCGACGATGGAGGTAGCTCACCGAGACGCCTGAATTCAAAACCGCAAGCAGTTTTGGAAACAGAACTTCGTTGGAAGTGTTCTCGTCCCAATAGTAGTCATTCGTAGGATGGCCTCGCATGAACCAACAGTGCGGAGGTGGGTTCTCAACCCCTGCTCTGTCAAAATCAAAGAGCTCCGCGCCATTCATCCACTGAAAGCGATCAACGCCTTCCAAAAACTCTTTCAGCTTTTCGAGGGTGGAAAACCGAGGCATAGATTCTGGAGCCATCGTTGATACGTGTGATATAGACTGAAATAATAAGTATTTCCAGAAATAAATGATTCAATTTTTTGAAAAAAATAACGTAAATTACCAAAAAAATTACTATTTGTTTTTATTTTTTAATTACTTATTTTCTAGATATGATGAAATCAAAAAAATAATGTATTAACCTACAGGTACAGGATTTGAACATCTTGGTTAAGGAGTGTCAAGATTTGTTCATAAATCCATTGGTTATCTACCACAATGGGTTGCAGGTTCAGTCCTGGGGAGAACCGTCGTTCAAACACATTTTGGTTCCCGTCGCAAAGAAAGTAATCAAAGACTTCTCCGTCAATGACATATTGGATCCGTTTGATGGGGATGGTCTGCCCGAGAATGAAGTTTGCAACATCATCCGTAGTACAAAGGCTATCCTCATTGCCTTTGCAAGGAAATGCTTCGGGTGCCATCTTTATCAAGTGTTTGAAAAATAATAACAGTTTTATATAAAATAATTTTCAATTTTTGATAATAAAATAAAAAAAATTCTGAAAAAAAATTAGAATAGTAATCAATCTAATGTGTTAGTATTAAGATTTGTAAATAATGTATTCCATTCATCTACACTAGCTTGTTCTTGGAATATTGTTTGTTTTTTCATTTCAATATTTCTATTTATTTTATGTCGTAATTTTGCATTAATTCCGATTTGTGATGCAATCCGTGCATATTCAACAGCATTAGTAGCAATACATTCACAATCTTCATAATCCATTTTCCTATATAAACCCAGCGTAAAACGTCCGTACAAATAATTACTTGGTAATGTGATAACTGGAATATTATAGTCAAATGCGTCATATGATGTATTACACCCACCAAATGGAAATGGATCTAAACAAACATCAGAAATTTGTACTAAGTTTAGAAATACGGGTTTTTCTAGAGAAGGATACCATCTTAAACGCTTGATTTTTTCTGTACCAAATACGGATTTTATTCTAGCTAGATGGGTTTTACAATATGGGAATGAATTAGATAGTAATATTATAGCTTTGGGGTCTAAATCGAGTATATGTGCCATACATTGTTCAAATTCTTCATTAATCTTATAAAATGTTTGCAAACAACAATATATATGGTCGTCTAGATTAAAACCTAATTCTGTTTTTGATTTGAATTTTATTTCGATAGTATAATTGGGGTTATTATCAATGAATAGTTTGTGTGGTGATATGTAAAATGTTCCTAAACTCTTAAAAAGAATTAGTTTTTCAGAATAATGTTGTTGTGCTTCTTTTGCATCTGGTAATTCAAATAATTCACTAGACACATAATAATCAATAGTATCAATACCACTAGTTTCACTATGCCCCCAAGTAGTAATTTGGTTTAGTGCAATACGGGAATATGCAAGTAATGTTGGGAGTAATTTCATGCCTAAATCTGGATATACTAGAAAATCAAATTCATATTTATCTAAAATAATTCTAGCATTCTCTAGAATACTAGAAGGTACAGTATTTTGAAAACCTAGATAAATATAATTGTCTTTGAACTTTTTCATAAATACATTGGCAATAATTCCCTTAATACAACTCATTGGATAAAAACTAGCAATATATACATCATACTTTTGACGGTCTAATTTACCTATTATACTTATTCTATCACGTAATACACTAGTATCTGTAGTAAAACTATCACTGATAAAACAAATTTTAATTTTTTTATTACTTGTATTACTTGTATTACTTGTATTATGTGTTTGATATTGTTGTTTTACTTTATGTTTTAATACTTTTTCTGTTAGTTTTGGGGAATAATAGTTTAACCAGGGACATATTTTACGTAAGAGCTTGCAATATTTCATTAGTATATTAACATTATTTTGATTGTGATAAGATATTGCATATGGCATACAAGTTTCATTACTAATATAGATAAATTCTTTTTCAGTAATAGTGAAATCTACTGGCCAATGAAGTATAAAATAATCTAGCATTTGTTCATATAAAGCGCGATATTTTGTAATATGATTGTTAGATTGGTTGTTAGATTGGTTATAAAAATAGGGAATTTGTAAGAAATACCATATTATAAGATCTTTAGACTGTAGAGTTTTCATACAATTATAAAGTCGAATATTCCAATCTAGATTATAGATTAATTCTCTCTCTAGAAATAGTTTATCATTATTAGGGGAGAGATTTGCTATAATATGGACTATATCACCCTTTAGATGTTGAAATAGAAACCCCATCGGAGTATTATATTTATCTAGTTCATTAGTATTTGCTATATTTCTAATATTGTTGATAAGTTGCTTTAATATACTTTGTAATTTGAAAGCTAATTCTAATTTTGTTAATGTGGGATATCTTAGAGTAATTATTTTATATATGTGTTGATGAATGTAATTACGGACTGTGGTAATAGGAATATCATTCTTTGAAGTTTGAATGAATGTACTCATTGCATTCTAGAAGATGTTATATTAACTATAAAATTGAAAATTATTCCTATTATTAAACTTAGTATAAATACTAAATAAATTATATAAACTATAATCACCCACACTCCCAAAAAACAAATGACTAACTCTAGTAATGACAATTCTAGTGCTGATATCAATGCTGATATCAATGCTGATATCACTGCTGATATTGAATGTAAATATATAACACGGACTGAGATTAATAGTATTATTGGAGAAATATTTAATAATTCGGTTGTTAATATTGATGCACTTAGAAAACATATTCCTGTTGATGAGATTATGGCATTAGTTGTAAGTATTGTAAATAATAAAATACAAGAACATACTAATCGTGATATTAAAATTACTAATTTACGATTGGAAGATATGAATTTTAATATTTGTGGTACTGGTAATATAATTAATCCTGATTGTAATACTAGTAATACAACTATAGCAAAGGTTGATGAAAAAACTAGTAATGTTGTTAAAAAACCTTTGATAAGTATTCGACAAGCAACTGAAGAAGAATTGCAAGTATTTCAATATTATAATGAAATAGATTCATCTGATGAAGAAAATGAAGATAAAATTACTTTGAAAAAATATTTATTGGAAGTTGAAGATTCTGATGATATAAGAAGTATGTTTATGGGGATGATATTGGATTTGAAAGAACGAATAAAAGGATGTGAACAATGCGAAACTTGTTCAGAAGTTATCAAAATAGTAGATAAGTTTGTTGCAGATTATAAAAAAATTTATAAACTAGCTGACCAAATGGCGAACTTATTTATGCAATTTATAATTAACAAATCTAAATTAAAATTAAACACAAATCAGAAAAAATTGCTAGAATTCATATTTATTATAATTATGAAAAACTCATCATTTTCTGATTTAGAATATATATATAAATGTTTTCATAATAATATTGATGTTAATATTAATGTTAATATGTATGATGGTCTTGCATTTCGACTTGCAATTCAAAAACATAACAGTACAAATATAGAAAAACTAATATCTTGGGGTGCAGATATAACAGTAAGAAATCACCGTGCAATAGTAAGAGCATTTTACCACGAGCGCTTTAAAACTATAAAACTACTAATGGAAAAAGGTAGTAGTTATAAATATTATTTAATGTCTGAATTAGATAAAGATGAATATGAATATGTTTATAAAGAAATACAAAAACTAATAAATGATGATTTACCAGATAATGCTGATGTAGATGAACTTTCAAAAGAATATAAATTTTTAGATATTCTAATTAAATATATCATTATAAGGACTAAGAAAAATAAGAAGGAAAATCAATTAGATGATAGTAATTTCATTTACGATTTCGTAGAACATTTAAACATTAATCTAGATAATATTAAAATAAAACCAAATGCAACAGATGCAAAAGACTCAACGGATTTAACGGATTTAACGGATTTAACGGATAAAGTAGCTAAAGTAGAAAAAAATAAAAAAGATATTCTAGAACAAAAGACTTTATCAAAAGCACAAGCTAAACTTATTAAATTAGAAGAACAACGAAAACTAGAAGCAAAAAAGGAAAAGAAGAAAGAAAAAAAGAAATTACAGAAAGAACGCAAATTACAACAACAAACTAGCAAAACCAGTTCTATTATATCAAATTCAACAGTTATTGATACTGAAAATACAGGTAAAACTACAACATCAAATGTAGATATAGATATGGATATAGATATGGATATGGATATGGATATGGATATGGATATAACTACAACTACTCCAGTAGATAGTAATAATATTTATAATAACGAATTAACAACAGAATTGATAGTAAATAGTGAAATGAATAATAAAGTAGTTGAAAAAGATAATAATTTTGGATTTGGATTTGAATTTGAATTTGGATTTGAATTTGATGTAAATGACTATTATTTTAATTATTACAATAATCATTTTAAAAAAGTATTTGAACAATATTCACCAGAACATAAATTTATTCATTATGCTAGAATAGAAGATCTCTAGAAGATCTCTAGAAGATATCTAGAATATCATTTTTAGTTTTTTCATATGTATTTATTCTGGTAGAACAATTAGAATAGATTCTGGAATAATTTATTAAATTATAATAAGAATAAGTAAGAATAAGTAAGAATAAGTAAGGATAAGTAAGGATAAGTAATACTATAAAATGAAGAACAAAATACCAATAATAGAAGTAAAACCTATTATGTCTGATAGCGAAATAGAGAAAAAGGAAGGTTCATATTTTCCAGAATCACATTATAATAAAATAATTAAATCTGATTGTGATGTGTATGGTATTCTAGAAGATGGTACTAAAAAATTATTAGTAAAATTTAGAAAAAATGTAATATCACCATCAATATGTAAAGCCGCATATTTAGCATTAGAAAAACATGCACAACATCGCAATTATAACCGTGGTGCTGCTGCTGGTAAACTAAAACTTAACAAACTCCCAGAATATGTAGGTAAAATAACAAAACGTGATAGTTTTCGTATATTCTATAAAACCCGTGATGGCAAAAAAACTAAAGACAATGTAGGTAATATGGCAATGAGTAATATTGCCGGTTATTATGATAAACCCGACCGCAATGAATATTTAAAATTAAAAAAAACAAAAAAGAATACTACAAAAGATATGAACGCAACTACTAGAAAGACTGGTATAAAGAGAAATACTGGCGAAAAGGGAAAACCTTGGATAGGAACAGGTGTTGATATGTATGGTATTCCATTATGTCGTACAACCCAATTCACTAAAGAAGAAATTGATAAATGGGTAGACACAGTACCATTTATAAAAGAAGCAGACAAACAATTTAAACAATTAATACCTGATAGACACGTTATACAACATAAACGCGCCAGTATAACACCAAAATATCAAATAGATAATACAGCATATAGTACTATTACATTGAATTATGATTGGCGTACGGCATTACATAAAGATAAGGGTGATTTAGAAGAAGGATTTGGCAATCTATTAGTTCTGGAGAAATCAAAATCTATCCCTGGCTCTTGTAAAGATTATAAAGGTGCATATCTAGGATTTCCTAAATGGGGTATTTGTGTTGATGTTCGTCAAGGCGATTTCCTAGCAATGGATGTACATGAATGGCATTGTAATACACCTATTATAGGAACTGGACGACTAAGTGTAGTATGTTATTTACGGAAAAATATGATTAATTGTGCGCGCTAAATAAAAAATTCTTATTGTGTTAGTATGGAGTGTTAGTATGGAATCTTAGTATGGAGTGTTAGTAATGCTAGTACTTCTAGAAAGATATCTAAAAGCTTCTTAGGGCACGGGTAATTGCAGGTGTAGTGGATGGCGCAGTAGTTGCGTTTGGTGATGTAGTAATTGGCTTAGTTCGATTAGTTTTCCCAGCACGTAAATCTTCATCTTTTAATATAAATGATTTTGTCTTGTATTTTGTTATATAATAATCCATATTCCCATCAATATATTGAAATTCCATAGCTACAAACTGACATCCTAATTCAAATGCTAGAATAGGATTATAATTAGTATTCAGTAAATCGCCTTCTTTATGAGGAACAATTATAGTAAAGCCCTTCCGATTAAATTCAATTAATTCGTTCTTATCAAATCCCGGTTTTGTTAAATCTGAATAATGCAGACGTTGCAGATTATGATTAGGATTATCATCAGTATTATTCCAGGAATAATTAACTATTTCTTCTAATCCACTCCCCTGAAAACCATCACTTGCAAAAATAACTACTTTCCCAATTAATTGGGACATTTTAATATCTGCTATATTATCATTATTCTGGAAACTATATGTATTAGGTAATAATCTATCACTGAAATATTTAGTAATTAAATATGCAGTAAGATTTAAACAATCCAAATTACTATTTGTATTTAGATTCAAACCTATAAATAATGAGTCATCTGGATTATCAACACCCTCCTTACCATCATATACTTTAAATGCATTATTGGTTATTGATTCTAAAATAGTTTCTAATGGTGTATCTACCGCCATCATTTTCCACTCACCAGTTTTATATCCCATACTAACTACTGGATAAGCATTAGAACCATATTCACTATTAAAAACATTAAATTCTAAATATCGAGCACCACTTTGCAATACTGATACTACTATTTTTTCATTAGTATAATCTAACATTTGATATCCAGAATGTGCTGCATTATATGCACTAGAAATGTAATAATCACCAATACGAGTATTACCCAATGCAGAATAATCCATTGATGATAATTTTTGATATTGCTTATAAATTTCCATACGACTTACTGAACGACCAACACGAAATGTCTGTGAAAAGAAATATATTATTATTATGATTACAATTGCTGATGTAATACCTAAAAGCAAAATATAATTTTCAGATACTACTTCATACATTCCCGCTGATTCCTTAGTAGTTTCCAATGTATTTAGTGATTGTTGTGATGATGGTTGCGTTGGTGTTTGATTCTTAGATGCTAATTTATTTTGTAATTTTGTATTATTTTCTACTGCAACTGCTTGTTTAGAGGTATTTGTCATACTAGGAGCATTGACTTTACTATTTGGTTCTGTTTTGGTAGTGTTATTAGTTGTTTTATTGTTTTGTGGTTTATTATTTGGTTTAGTATTTGGTTTTGCATTTACTTCCGACATGTTATTCTAGAATCACTATAATAATTATACTTATATTACTATATTACTATAATACTATAAATTATATCGCTAAAAACAACTAGAAAATGTGTAGTGTATATTCCTGGAATAGTATAAAAAAAAATGTAATTATTTTATAAGAAAGAGGAAAGAGGAAAGAAGAAAGAAATTAATAAATTAATAAATTAATAAAAAATTAATAAGCAATACATATGGCTATGTCTTCCAGAAAATCAGCATCATTATTCCAAACCAACAATATAAAAGATAGCAATAATTTACTTAAAATATTCAGTTGTCTAGTAATAATTGTTTTAATATGTATAGCAATTGGACATTATGCATTTAAAAATGGCATGCTTACTTGCGACCATTATGTATTCAATACCTATTTATATATTATTCTAGCAATAGTGTTAATGTTTCTAATAGTATTGTTAAATGATCAATACAGTGTTTTTAATCCATTATTAAACTTATTATCAGGATTTATAGGATTTATAATATTACTTGGTATAATAATTGGTTTGACTTATGCACTACATAACGTTGACCCTAAAAATATTCTAGCTAGTAATGGAATTTGGCTAGCTTTAGTATTATTTATTGGTATACTAATGATACGATTAGTTGTTTTTGGTAGAATGACAGGTGTAGTAGGTTTAGCTGGCATATTAACAGTAGTAATAGTTATTGTTGTAGGATTGTTAGGTTATTATATGGGTGATAAAATTATTACATTTGATTGGGATTATTATTTGCAGTTTGCGTTACTTGGTTTGATTGTAGTATTAATTTGTGGTTATATGTTTATAAATGATATGGCAACAATGTTAACATTTATTTATGTATTATCTATTATTGGATTAATTATATTTGTATTACTATTACTATCTAATCATAAAAAGTTAAAAGAAAATTCGGAAAAATGTATTGATGGTCAAGTAGTACCTAATTATCCAAAAGAATCTTGGAGTTTAGTAATTAAAATTGTTAATATATTTAGTAATTTAGTACGTATTCTAGGTATTCGTAGACTCCGAAGATAAATTACTAATTGGAAGATAAATTTCTAACTATAAAATAATTGATATCCTAGAATACAAAGATAGAATGATATCTAAAAAGATAAACAAAACACATTCATATTCTAGCAGAACTAGAACATTAAAAGCACCATGTGAAGTATGTTCTAAAAAACCAATAAATAAAAAATATCAAATTTATAAACTTAAAGCGGGAGATACACATCTTCGAAAATATTTACCTAGCAGCAATAAACTTATAGCTAGTAATGGAAGTGAAACTGTTATTCTAGAAGGATTAAAAACCAATAAAACAATAATATATTTCGCAAGTAATTCACCATATCCCAATTTTACAGCAAATATCAATGCATTTGTAAATGCTTATGATAAATTACAAAACAGTGGTGTTGGTAAAACTGATAATAATGGTAATATTACAATAAAAATTAATTGTCCGCAAGTATATTTAGCAGAAGATAATCAGATTTATTCTAGACATATACATTGGATTTATTGGAATGATACTAAAAATATATGGGATACTCATATTTATACACATCAGATATTTTGCAAAGTAGACCGTGATTTTGTTAAAAAAATAATGAAATCAAATACCAAAGTATTAATTATAGATGCACTATCACCTGAATACTATAATCAAAAACATATTAAAGGTGCTATAAATATTCCAGGAAATAATAAACTTACAATGAAGATGCTACTAGATAAATTACCTAAAAATACCAATTCAACAACACCAATGATTTTATATTGCTATAGTCCAGAATGTAATGCTGCCGAAAAACTATGGTCTCAATTAAACAAGTTCGGCTTCTATAATACACTTCATTATTCTGGAGGTATTATAAATTGGAATGGAGAAATAAGCAATTGAAATAAGTTAATTTCGCAAAACATATTGTAAATCGATTTTAAATAAATTTTCATTAGAGTTAACTTGTTCTGGATTAACAAATTTTAACAAATTATTTTGATAAAGTACTAAATTCTGACCAGTATTATTTACCAATGTATAAAATCCATTTACCATTTCAAAATTAAATATACAATTCGAATTGGGTGTTGGTGCTTTATCATATAAGAAAAAGGTATTATTATCATAAACTACATACATATTAGTAGCGGGATTTTTCATATAGAATTGATCTTTACTATAATTGAAATTTTTACCAGTCCCTGATATTGATTTATTAACAGGTTCTAGAATAAATCCAGTTCCATCAGTAGTATTATTTTCTAGAACACCTAGAATACTACCACTCATTGATTTTATACTACCATCGAACAATGTAATTATTCGGACTTGAATTTGGAAAGGAATTATATGTAAAATAAAGGATGTATTATTTTGTGCTTGTATTTGCGGACTGTTAGGATATGCTTTTGCTTGTTTATTTTCAAATGCAATGTACATTGTAGTATTCGGGTCAATTGTTCTGATAGAAACTAATTGTCCACCTTCTGGAGTAGTATCATTGACACGGGATTTCTCAAAATAAATAGATTGTTTATTAAGTTCAGCTTTATTTTTAGCTTTTTCTTGTAATTCAAAATAATTATTAGTCAATGTAATTAAATAATCCGCTTTAGAAGCAGTTTCTAGAAAGATAGGAATATCTTCTCCACCAGTACCAACAGTACTCTTATTAACAATAAAACATTGTTCTATTCCAATTTTACTAGTCTTATTACCAAATTTATCCCGAATTGCTACAGTACCTGTAGTAAAACGTAAATTAGTCTCGCTTTGTGTTAAATATGTATTAGGTAGTGAATATGATTCCAACGCAATTAGAAGATTATTGCATTTATAGTAAATGTCATTAAGTATGTTGTTATTTTTGGGTATTACTGCTTGATATATTGCCAGCAAATCAGGTAATGGTTCTTCTTTTTCACTGAACCGCATACTACCTGGTTTTAATTGAAAACTGGATTTTGAGAATATTTTGAGGTAATTTTTCATATGGTCATCATTAATCTGGAAATCCATAGTTATAAATTGACAACCATAATAAACTGCATCACTAGGATTATAATTGCTAGATAATACATCGTTAGAATTATGTGGTTTAACTACTGTCATACCAACCTTATTGAATTGTGTTAAATTATTCAATATATCATTATCATTAAGTATTGTTTTACCAATTGATTCACTATTTTGAATAATATAATCTAGTGATGGATATTTTTCTTTAAATTTGGCATTAGCTAATGTCTGCTGTTTACTAGATAATTTATTATTATATTCATTTGTATATGCTGAGTTCGTAGGTAATACGGTGGGATTTAATTCTGTATAATGATAAGTTCCAAACATATTTTTAGTAGGAACGATGTATTGTTCTAATGGCGTTCCCTGGTATTCTGGAGTTGCAAATATTATAATCTTTCCCAAAAGATTGCAAAGTTTCTCTAGAAAGATAGGGATTTTTTGATATGTTTTAACAGGTACTAGTAAATCACTAATAGTTTCTTGTATAATTTTCCCTAATTCGGTTAGTGTATATGGGTTTGTAGTATTTAATATAAAATGAATAATTAAAGGATAGTTTAGTGCTTTATTATTTAATTTGAATGCATTAGAACGGATTATATTAAGTGTCGCTTTTACATCAAGTGTATTTAAACTAGTAATTACTTTCTGTCCATATTGTGCAGTTGCAATTACTGGTATAGCTTGGGGTGAAATATCTGCTTCACATATAGGTATTTGAATATAGCGGGCGCCAGATTGTAATACTTCAGTAATCATATCAATACTTAAGTAATCATAATGTTGATTACCAACACAAGGTGTCATAAAGCTGGATGAAATGTAATAATCACATAGTTTATATTGCATTGATTGTTCAACTTCATAACAATTTGGTAATTTTTCTAGTGTGAGATTTTTCTTATAATCCATTGCGGAAATTGCTTGTAATGTTCTAGAATTAAAATTATATTTATAGATAAAATAACATAGTAGAATAATAATTGGTATTGCGAATACTAAATATGCTCGTAAATTAGATGATAATTTGTTTTTAATTCTGTTTTTAATATCGGTTAGATAAAGGCTTGCAGTGTTTGTTGTTTCTGATGTTCCAGTATTAAGGCTTTTACTCATTTTATTTGTACTATATTATGGTTTATTCTATTATAAAATTTGATAATAAAAAATAAAAAAACTATCTAGAATAAATTGTTGAAATTACTTATTAGTCCAAGTATGCTTGCAATTACAACATTGGTAAAGGAATGTTAAATCACTATCATTTAGTTTAAGATATAATACATTATTTAATACTGTTGCGCCAGTTAAAACTTCAGGATTAGGATTTTCTTTATTAGTAATACATTGTGGATTAGGACAGGGAATATTGTTTACATGGGGTAAAGTAGGGTCTTTATCTAGATATTGAATATTTTTCTGGTCTATTTTAATTTTCTTATTTTTGTAATTAGTTTGGAATACACATTTGTATTCCGGTTCCTTAGAAATATCTATATTTTTCTTATATCCACAATTATTGCATTCTAGCGTTAAAATTTTATTAGGATTATCATTACTAACAATCTTTGTAATTAAATATGATTCACAGTCTGGACAAAAATGCATCTTAGATTTGAAACACTATTTAATTAATACTAATTTTAATATCTAAATTATACTTTTATATTTTATTTAATACTGTTTCAATTTTATTAATCAATTTTATTTCAATCACAAAAAATATATTGTTATAAGGTAAGTTAAATAAGTTATAAATTCTACATCTTCTAGAATGGTTATGAACAAAAAACAAAAATCCAAATCCCACAAATCCCACAGTAAACGTAAGTCTCACAGTAAACGCAAGTTCCAAAGTGGTGGTAGCCCTGCATCTACCCTAGTTATGCAAGATACAACCCTCCCTCCAGTTATGAATGATTACGTTGTCTCCGACCGTATTCGCCAAGCTGGCTATGACAATTCTCTAGCTAGTCTAGAACCCCGTTGTGGTCAAAAAGGTGGTAGCCCTGCATCTGACCTAGTTATGGAACAACTTTCTGGTGTACCTGAAACCAAAGCATATCCAGAAGGTTGGAAAGTCAAAGGCGATATGAACAGCCTCAACCTCTACCAAACTACAGGTGGTTCTCGCCGTCGCAATAGCCACCGCAACAACCGCAACCACCGCAAACATAACAGCAAAAAAACTAATCGTAATTCCCGTAAGAACAATAATCGTTCTCGCAAGCATAAGAAAAATAATAATAACAAGTCGCGTAATAATAAGAATCGCACCCAACGTGGTGGTGCGTCTGATTGGATTATGTCTCAATATTCTCTAGGTAATATTAATGCCAGTGCAATGTCTGCTCCAGTAGGGCAATTTAGCCAATCCGAAGGAGTATCTCGTAATGAACTAATGAATCCTTCAACAATGGGCCTTGCTGGGAGTGGCTATCCTATGAGCAGTCTAGAAGGGGCTAATGTACGCCAAGTAGGTGCCCCTCTTGCTTGAATAAAAAATATGATATTATAATATCATATTTTTCTTTTACTTTTTCCTTTTCTTAATGTGTGGATTTTCTTTCTTCTCATCAACTAATACTTTTGAATAATTCAAATATTTTTGAAACAGATTGTAAAATGAATTGTAATATAATTCAGGTTTTGCAATACCATCAAAAGTGTAAAAATAAGTTGATGTTTTTTCATAAGCAGATTCACTATCTAACATTTTAGTAGTATTTTTCAATGTGTCTACTAAATTAGAATCTATTTCCATTGTATCAAAGATACTAAATGTTGTAGACTGAATTCCTTCTGCACGTGATCGTACTTCACCAAATTGATTGTAAGGCAAATATTCATTTACAATATTGATTTGATAAACACTGTTATTTGGTAATGTAGATACCTTATCTGAATGAGTTTCAGTAGTATTAACCGAAACAATCATGTGAATAATTTGATAATCTTGATTTTTATCACAATCACAAGATACGTCCCATGCATCATACAACTTTCCACTACACATATTACATGGAAGTGTCTTACATGAGTATTCACACGCAAATAGTGGAGACATTCCAGTAAATAAATTCTCATAATCAAATTTACTAATTTGAAAACTATTTGGAATACCACAAATATCAACAAAATTTGCGTTTGTCTTAAATGTACTTGCTGATGACATTCTCTAATTATGGATAGTAAAAATAATAAATAAAAATAATAAAAATAATAATTCAATTTTTATTTGAAACTTAATATTTTTTCCATTTACATCCACATTCTAGACAAGTAATAAATTTAGTCATTGGTTCATCCGAAGACCGCGTTTGTACTTCGCAATAGATTGTCTTACGTTTATGGCACCGAGGGCATTCAAACATATCAGTTGCGGATTCTTTAAGTGATTCTTTGAGGATTTTTTCGATTTTGGTTTTCTCTTCTAGAATGTCTGTCCAAATTTCTGGAAATAGTTTATATGTATCTAGGAAAGCTAAATCATATGGTTTTATTATATCTTTTTTAAGTTTTTCAATTAATGATACATTTTTAACATAACTATTAGTTTTCAAATTGCTAAAAATATTTTTAGTCTTACTTACATAAATTTCAATAAATTCCATATTATCCCAGAGAGGAATAAATGATTTTTCATTACATTTATTAATTGAATAATTATATATACCTTTTTCTATAAGTTGAACTGTTTTCAATGGTAAAGATAATGTTTTTAGGATTTGAAGTGATTGTTGTCTTTTTTGGTGTAATTCATTTTCTGGTGTTAGATTACTTTTATCTTCTTCTTTTAGAATATTGAAAATAATACTGAAATCAATATTATTTAACTTAATATTTTTACTACTTGATGATTTCTTTTTCTTTTTTTGGTCTATACTTGGATTTTCATCTACAAAATCTTCTACATCACCATCTTCAAAACCATCCATCTCTTCATCAACCTCTTCATCTGCCTCTTCATCCATATCAATTTCTTCATTATCAGTAGTTTCTGCAGGTTCATCTATTTCTCCATCTATATCCTTTGTATCTTCTTCATCATCTTCTAGATCATCATCTTCCTGATCATTTTCACCATCATCACGAACATCATCCTTATCGTCATCAACATCTACATCCTCTTCATCATCCTCATCCGCATCTTCATCTTCATCCGCATCATCATCTTCATCACCATTGTCATCATCATCATCATCATCATCATCATCATTTTCTTCATCTGTATTATCATCTGACCCATCAACATTTTCTGTTGAATTATCGTCATCATCATAGTCATCATCCAGAATACTATCACATTCTTCATTATTTTCGGTATTATTTTCACTATCATTTTCATCATACTGCACAATATCAATATATTCATTAACATTAATATCTTCTAAATAATAAGTATTAGTATCCATACAAAAAGCAACAACTTCTCCCATAATTCTTAAATAATCCTTATTTTGTTTAACAATATTTGATGTATTATTAGCATTAGCATTAGCATTAGCATTAACATTAACAATCTGTAGGTGTTCTTTTGCAGGAATATGTGAATTATAATACAAATCTGTAATAACTTTATTTCTATTTATATGTACTAAGAAAATCTGTTTTTTCTTATCGTTTTCTTCAATATAATCAAAATATGCTACAACAGAAGGACTATTTTCTTTCTTATCTACTTGGTATCCAATTAGTTTATAGTTGATTTTTTCATTTAAAAATTCTATAGGAGACAATCCTTTTTTTATACTTACTGTTGCAACCTGTTTTTTCCATTCAATATTATATGCACTTTGCAATATTTCATTTTTCTTATTGTCAAATGTTAATGGATGCACATACAAGCTCAACATTTTAAAATATTACCCTAAGTGATATTATATATAATAGCGTAGCTTTATATTTATTTTTCTTATCTTTTATATTTCAATTTTATAACAATCATTATACAATGTTATATCAATATTATATCAATATAAAAATTCTTTGAATTTAATTTACAATATATTCTAGAATCATAATGTTTATTCTATCTGAAAAAAATATTGGAGTTCCTCTATCTGAAATTAATAAAATAATAATAACATACTTTACTACTAAGTCTGATATTATTGATATATTTGATAATAATTATGAATTTAATGAAAATATTATTCCAATGATAACATCTATTCTAGGAATTGCACCAAAAATATCCAATTATAAAGAATATAAATGTATTGATAACAATATAATAATTAATAGAAAAAACAATTCATTACAACAATATCAATCATTCTATTTGGATGTAAATAATTTAGAAAATAATGATGCTTTGGATGTTAGAAAAATGGATTTGATTAGTACTTTAGTTGATATTGATGATAAACAATTAATTAGACTATATAATATTAAAGATATTACAACTACTGCAACATTAGATAATAAATACACTACTGATTTTACTCAAAATATATTAAATGAACAAGAATATAAGAAAATTACTTGGGAATTTGAATGGGGTAGTGTATGTATTATTATTGATGTAATTACAAAAAAATGCAAATATGAAATAGTAATAGATATAATTGAAGATAGTAAATTAATTCATTCTAGATTAACACATATTAATGATATACTTACAAAATTCAATAAAATAAAATCTGAATTTATATTAAACTAATCTAGAAACTCACAATGCTACAAACAGATTTAAATGGTGTAATGCATGAACTCAAAACAAACAAAACTTGTCAATTTATACTATTAATACTTATTTGTATAGTTCTATATTGGGTAATTGCAAGATATCTACCCGCAAAAAATAAATTTATGAATCTATATCCCAATGTTTTATATGGTGTTGGTACCAATAGATGCAATGGAGATATTCCTAAATTAGACGAAGTTATTATTCGTAATATGATAGATTTACCTAATCGAAACCCTGCATATTTAACATCTAGTATGGTTATTCCTGCTAACCAACCTAGTAATGAAGACCAACGTAAAACACGTATGGATGTTCTAAATATGTTTTATGATACGTTTGATGATAACATAACTAATATAAATCAACGTCCACAAGGATTGTATTTAACTCCATAAAAAAAATATTAAAATTTTAATTTATTTTAAATTTTTTATCTAATTTAATTTTAATTTATTTTAAATTTTTTATCTAATTTAATAATAGGTATTATTAATTTAATCAACTATAAATTTTTAATTATGGTTTTATCGAAAAAGACATTACAAAAACGTAGTAAACGGTCTCGTAAAGTTTCAAGAGTTCAGAAAAAATATAAAAAAACACTACGCGTCCAACGTGGTGGTGATAATGTTATTAGGAAATTAGAAATGTTTTTAGAAAGTAAAATTAACAGAAGAGGCATCATTGAGATACATCCACATGTATTACTAATTATTATTTTATATCTATGGTGCTATGGCAAAATTACTTTAGAAGAAATGGAAGCATGTGATGTTAGTAATATATCAAATATTAAGAACTTAATTAACACTCAAACCAAAATACATATGAAGATCAACTCTTTATCTTATAAAAATATGTATGATTTAGGATATCATGATGCGCAAAAATTATTTTGGGTTATATTATACACAGATTTATCAATACTTATGCCATCAATAAAAAATATGACATACAAAGGACCTAGTAACGTAACAAAATTTTGGATATTGATATCTGAAAATTTTAGTTTTGAAAATCCTGATAAATTAAAATTAAGAATGCACGATGAAGATACTCAAAACAAAATAAAAACAAAGTTACGGGATTTATTTGAACTTCAGTTTACTTATGTTAAACCTGCAAATAATAAAAATAATTTTGTAAATGCCCTTGAATATATAAAACCAAATTATCAACATAATGATTCCCTAAACGCACATAATAATCGAGGTGCAGAAGACTTTGAAGAAGATTCAATTATGATGAGTAAAGTTTTACCTGAACATAGAACAGCGTAATTTAACAGAACTAACTAATGTATTCGCACTATTAATGTATTACAACAGATACTACACAACATTGACCACATAAAATATATAACTACCTATATATATATTGTTATATTAAGAATAATAACTCAGTTCTAAAATATACATGCCACACTAAACAATGTAATATGCATATATACTAAATATTTTTAAATTTTTTATCTAATTTAATCTCTAAACGATTTTTTTGTCCTACCGGTAGGACAGTAATCTATACTTTTTATGATAATTTACCTATACTCTAAATTTATAATCGTTTAGAGATTAATAATAGGTATTATTTAATAAACTATAATTTTTTTTATCTAATTTAATAATAGGTATTATTTAATAAACTATAATTTTTTATTTTTAATTATGGTTTTATCAAAAAAGAAAGTATTAAAACGTAGTAAACGTAGTAAACGTAGTAAACGTTCCAACAAAGTTTCTAGAGGTCGTAAGAACATTAAAAAAACACTACGCGTTCAACGTGGTGGTGACGATATTGTTAGTGATACTTTGCAAAAATTTTTTAAATCACGTAATATCAGCATCGACCCCATAAATATGAATGTAACGCTGAATCAATATGATTTGCAAATTATACTTTTATATTTATGGTGTAATAACAAAATTGGTAGTATTGAATTACAATTCAATACTATATCAGGTGATGATGATCTGAAAAAAATTTTTGAATTGGCAAGGAGACATGCCAATAATAAACCCAATAAATACACTTTTAGTTTATTTAGTTCACGTATAAAAGAACAAGAACCAATATCACCATTTATGGCACCCAATTTGATAGATTGGATTACTAATGTAAATAAAATACCATACCTTGATGTTACAATGAATAATAATATTATACCACCTGGTAGAGAAAATGATTTAAGGGTGTTAATTGAAGACTATTTTGATGTTAGTAAGCAAAATAAGTTAACTCCGAAAGATATACAAAAAAATGTTTATTTATTTGACACAGACTCGGAGGCTAAAAAACAATTTGCTAGTGTTTTTGAAAATATACACATGAGCAGAAATAATTTAAATGGTATACGTGCTAAAATATCAGGACCACAACCAGCTACTGCTGCTGCACTAGCAGCACCACAACCAGCTACTGCTGCTGCACTCGCAAGTCAACCATCATCCGCCTCTACATCATATATAAGGCATATGTGGTTCAAAAATTGGCCAGATCATGGTGTTCCAGATAAAGTGGAATTTATTGATTTTATTAAAATGGTATATCAAGATATTAAAGATAGAGGCGGTACTACATTAATTCACTGTAGCGCCGGAGTGGGAAGAACAGGTGTTGTATATATTGTACTGAAATTATTGTTTCAATACAATTTTACTTTTTATATGACTAATAGTGTTAATACTGATACTGATATTAAATTATTAAATTTTGGAAAATTTAATCCTGAAAGAAGAAAGTTTACTAGTAGGGAAATACTTGCTGAAATACATCTAGGTCGTCGTTATAGGCTATTGTTGGTACAAAATGAAGACCAATTTAAATTTGTATGTGATTTATTTGCTGTTGATCTGACAATAGACGATATTGCCATTGCCGAATTTAAAGCAATATCGAAATATGGCGATAATAAATTAGATACAGAAGACTACAAAACTGCTTCTATTTTCAGATGTGCCTACTCACAAACCAATAAGAATAGATATCCGAATATTTTGCCTTATAATGATACACGTGTTAATGGACACACAGACTGTAACACAAATTATATTAATGCATCTCATATGCAAAGAGGTGTATTTGGTGGAAATGATGTAATTACGGCACAATGTCCTATAAAAGATACAATAGACGATTTTCGCAGAATGATTCTAGATAAAGAAAATAATATAAAACGGATAGTAATGGTTACAAATTTAATAGAAGATGGTAAATCTAAATGTAATGATTATTTAAAGGATATTGGTATAGATAAATCTGAAAATGATATGGGTAGTTTAACTAAACGTATTGAGATAGCTGAATCTAATTATAATGTAAACTATAATGTTAATACTCTTAAATTTATTAACTCAACACAATCTAATCGTAATCAACCGCCACCTCTACCACCTAAACTTAGAACACAATCTAATCGTAATCAACCGCCACCACTACCACTGCCGCGTCGACCGCCACCACCGCCACCACCACTACCAGAAAATAATAATACAGAACCATTGCTACCACCACTACCACTGCCGCGTCGACCGCCACCACCACTACCAGAAAATAATAATACAGAACCATTGCTACCACCACTACCACTAGCACTCGGAAGAGGAAAAAGGAAGAAATTCTAATGTATAAATAATTTTTATTTAGAATTACTTTTTATGCAATATTGCCAGAATAGGTTTATGATCGGATGCCATAAATTCAACATCCGGGATAACTATATCAATAGGTGCCCGATGTGTATCTATAACGTGGTCATAGTGCCGACGTCGTGATACACAACAAGTAAGCATATGTTTATGATGATAATAAAAGTGATGACCATCTAAGGTAATAATTCCCTTCTTATCCCCAAATTCTTTAATGTCATAATTAAAATCACCAGAAATAATAAACCTTATAATTTTCGTGTTGCTAGTATCCATTCTAGCAGTAATTATTTTTATAATATTTTCTAATTTTTTATATTCTTCTGAACTATAATAATGTCCAAAATGTACATTAACAAAGCACCAACCATTATTAAATAATGTTGCTAACCAGGGTCGACCTTTTTCAAATTCTCCTTCGACAATAGAAACTAATTTATATTTGGACTCCCAGAATGTTATTACAACATCCAACCCAGATTTATGCTTTTTATACTTCATTTTATGTAATCTAGGACATTCATCTAATAACTTTTTATAATCAGTAGCTTCTTGCAACGCAATAAAATCCGCAGGATTATTATTTATTACATTACCAATATTTGAAACACATACTGAATTATGTTTAGGATTCTTCGGATTTGTATTATTAGAACATAATGTCCAATCCTTTTTTGCACCTGACATAGACTCCCAAGAAATATTATAAGATAAAACTTTTATATTGTCATCATCAGGTAGCTTTTTAGTATTTGATTTAGTATTTGATTTAGTATTTGATTTCTTTGTTTTCTTTGTTTTTTTACTTCTGATATGTTTTATAGTCATTCTAGAAGATAATACCTTGATTACTTATTAAAAATTAGTAAGATTTTTAATTAGATAACTAAAAGAAAAATACATTACTAATATGTACTATAAGGAACAAAAGGTTTTGCATTAACATTTAGTATTTTTGCATTTTGTGGATTTTGTTGATTTTGTTGATTTGTTTTGTTATTTAGTCTCTTTGGAATTGTGATATCCGGGGGAATACTACTAATAGTATTTGTTAATTCATTAGTAATTTCAAAGTATTCTCCTAACATGTTTGAACTATCGATATATGTAAGTTTATATTTTCTATTTACATTATCAACAATATAGCAAGGAATACCGTATCTAGACAATTTCAAAAAATCACTATAAATATGTGTTTTTGCTGTATCAAGATTAGGTGCAGTTTTACTAATTGCAATTTTTCTCTTATTATTTTTGTTAGTAATAACATCAATTCTCCATGTATAATTATACGTTTCAGCCATTCCTATCCTTTAATTAATTGGTGCTATAACACCTATAGGGCGGATATAATGTAATAAATTCATTAATAAATAAAAAAATTCAATTTTTTATGACATAATAAGAAAAAATACCAAAATATCAAAATATCAAAATACCAAAATAATTTAATTTACACAAAGACGGTATTTTTTTGTAATACCAGATGTAATATTATTTACAATAATCTCACATACTTGTCTCGGTTTTAATCCAATATATTTAGCTTGTGCATCATCCCTCTTAATTGTTGGTAAATTTTTAATACTACAATTATAAAGACTTAGTAGATTTTGTGTTTCTGTTTTTGAAAGAATACGATGTTTAGGAACTAATTGATGACGACTTACATTAAATAGGAAATTCTCTAATCCAAAAATTTGAACAAAGTAATTCTTTGTAATATAAAGATGATTTACAAAATCCTCATCCACTTTATCTTTTACACCAATCTTCATAATAATACGACTAATATTAAGAATTATAAGTGTATCCTTAGTAGCTAATTCATTTTCAAAAATTTCATTAATCTGGTTAGTCAAAGTAGTAGTACCTTTAAATTTATCATCTAAACGATATTTTACATAAATCTTTTCAGCATTAGATGTCCCAGCATGTTTTTCTAGAATAATATCTAGTGGCCCTTTATCAGCAATACTTTCAAATTTACCTATGTTATGTTCATGTAGCATAATCTTCATTTCTTCTTCAGTATAATTTTGCAAATCACTTGTATCAAATCCACGGTCTTCCAGCATTTCTAACAAATGCTTACGGGATTTATATACTAACTGATATAATTTAAAAATCTGTGATGAAGACATTATTCTAGAATCAAAATATATTTATTTATATATATTAGCTATATTTATATATGTTTATATATATTTTATATATGTTTTATATATTTTATTCTAGATTAACAATAGTTTTTCAATTTTTATTTTTATATAATTCTTTAGATATCATCAAAAGGATCTAAATTCTTACTACCACTATATAAGAATCCATCACTAATCTTAGTATCTAACTCGACAACTTTTATATTAGAATCAAATGATACCTTCTTTTGATTATTTCCACCACCATTCATATTATTCACATTAAACATAGGTTGTTGCATCGGTTGTTGCATTGGTGGTTGCATTGGTGGTTGCATCGGTGGTTGCATCATTGATTGACTAGGTTGCATATTACCCGCATTATTATTATTATTATTATTATTAAATGAAAAATTTAATCCACCACCTTGTTGTTGATTATTATATTGTGTTTGTGGGATATTAGATACCATAGGATTAGAATTATTTACCTGATTATCTAGAACTTGATTTATTCCCATAGTTTTAGCGTGTTCTAGTTTATCATTATTGCCACCAGTCTGTAAACCGAATAATTGTGCATTTAAATTTTCAATTGCCTGATCATCATCTTTCTGTTTAATATCAAACTCTGGTTTTACACCACCATATGCAGATAAATCAAACTCCTCCATATCAATATCACCACCACCAACAGTATGATTTACTTCCATTGCAGGTCCAATTGAACCCTGTTGTTGTACCATTGAACCACCTGGTTGCATATTCGTTGTTCCAGATTGTGATTGTAAAATACCTGGATTTAAATTTGCTCGTTGAAAGTCTTGTAGTGGCTGTTGTGTTAGTGGTTGTTGTGCTACTGGCTGTTGTTGAATTTCTTGCTGGGGTTGCATAGAATCACTAGCTGTTTGTTCACTACCTCCTGCTTTACTATCATCTGTTTCTACTTCTACTTCTACTATAGGTTCTTCAGTTTCAATATCAGCATCAGTTTCTTCGCTGTGATCATCTGCACTATCATTATCAACATCAGCACCACCATTCTGGCGTTGTTCATCATCATCATCATCTTCATTATCAAAAACAAATTCACTCGCTTCAGTATCCATTAATTCATCAATATCATCATCCCCAATTTCTGCAATATCCCCATTATCTACATCAGGTATCATCTTTCTTAATCTAGATACATCAAAACGCACACTTATACACATCCCTTGCATTTCCTGTACCAATAACTTAAATGTATATGGTACCACCAATTGAATAAAATCTATAGTCTTTTGATTATATATATTCAACCCAATAATATTATCCGTAGTTAAACCCTTACTACCCACCCCTTCACTTAATTGATAAGATGCAATACCATCAGTAATATTATCATAATACAATCCCATTTCCGGATTAGATACAGTTATCTCACCTGATGCTTTACTAACCTGAATAATAAATTTATCACAACGCTCTATATAACTTTCCTTAATAAAACCCCATATACCATGCGCAATTAAAGCATCGCGCTCCATTTCACCGAACTTTAAACCACCCCCATTTGCCCGTCCGGCAACACTTTGACGTTCTTTGACTGTGTATAAACCACCGGGAACAGGAATGCCATTTTTACGTTGCCCAGAAAGACGGGTATTAATCTTATCATCAACCATATATTTGAGACGTTGATAGAAAATAACACCACAAAAAACTTTAACATCCATCTGCTCGCCAGTTTGACCATTGTAGAGAATTCTATCACCCCATGAAGTAAATCCTAACTTGTTTTCTAGAATATCATTAATTTGTTCGACATTAACAATTTCAAAAGCATTATAACATCCCATAAAGCCTAGTTCTGTACCTAAATTACCAAATAAGATTTCTATAAATTGTGCTACAGTCATACGTTTAGGATAACTACCAGGATCCAATACTATATCTGGGATAATACCGTCTTCAGTATAAGGTAAATCTTCTTTTCGCAAAGTCATACCAAAAGTACCTTTTTGAGCACAACGGGATGCAAATTTATCACCCATAACAGGAGGTCGATTCTGGCAGGTACGAATTTTTACTGCACGGTCGCCATCTGCATTTGTTTGCCAAGTATATACTGCATCTACAATACTACCTTCATTACCTAATTTTGTGGTGGTTGACATATCTCGGTATGCATCAGTACCATGTTCATCTTTACCTTTCATATATTTACCTATTACTATATCATCTTGTTCCAGAAAAACCCCTTTCTTTGGCAATCCATATTTATCTATCTTATCATAATTATAACGTTTGCTAGGAATCAAATCATCTGGATAATGTGGCATTTCTGCCGAATACATAGGATTATAAAAATGATTCTCTTCTCCAGTCTTAGGATCAGTTATCTCATGGTCGCTATACATTTTATAATAACTAGTATGAAACATTCCTAAATCAATCGCACCTTGATTACCTACAATAGCATCTTCTTGATTATAATTATAACTTGCGAGCGCTACAAATATATTCTGCCCCTGACCAAATTTATTTTCAGTTATCGCATTATGTAATCGCCCCTGTGTAAATGGAAGTTGTGGATAATTCAATATATGCGTAGATGTATCTATTCGATTATTAAAATTCATTGCATAAGTAGATATACCTTGTTTAACGTGTTTACTAGAAAAAATTACACGACCCGACGCATTATGTTCTGTAAATGGCAACAAATGCGCATTGAAACTCAAAAACATACTCGGATGCAATTCAACATGCGTAAATTTCTGCAAACTATCCGGTGCAATATTAAAACTTAACGACACTAAAGTAGTATCAAATTCCTGGGAATCAACATATTCTATCACCGCCTGTGTTTCACTCAATTTATCAACATATAACCCATCACTGCGAGATAATCCAACAGTTTGTAAATCTTCAATTGTACAATTATAATAATCATATGTTCCTGTACGTTTTCGGAAACCAGATACTAAATCAGTGAATGTTAAATGTTTTGCCTTAATATCACGAATATGTCGGGGCTGGAGTAATAGATTATTTTGTTCAATAATATATAGTGGGCGAACAAAACGACCACCATCTGCAAAAATAATAATCTCATTAGTAGAACGTTCCCAGGAAATTGATGTAAATATATTAATCAAACCATTACGTCTATAAAGCAGGAAAATATTATTTAGATATTCTGGATTACGATGACATCCTATCCAATTTCCATTAACAAATACCTTACATAATTGTTGAACTTCTGTAGGTAATAAATCATCCAATACTTCCACACCCTCTTTTATAATAAAATCAATAATAGGTTTTGTCTGACAACCAAAAGTAATATGTGATATAATCGCAAGACCCTTATTCAAACCGACTTTCTGACCCTCAGGTGTTTCTGCAGGACATACACAACCATATTGAGTAGCATGTAATCGACGACGTGGAGTACTTACATTACCACCACCCACATTATCAATAATACGACGTAAATGCGCTATAGTCAGATTACGTGTTTCACGAGTTAATGCCTGTACAACACCTACTTTTTGACCAATTGTACCTTTTTTCAAAGCACCATTAAAATGTTTTTTAAATACTTCCCGGTCAAAAATCTTATTGAAATTTGTTTCATTAATAATATCAACTATTTTATCTGCACCACTATAATCTTTAGCATTAAAAGTATATTGTCTGTTAGTCTCGACACGCACCGCACGTATTACCTGTTCAAATGCATTACGAAATAACGTCGCCATTAAAAATCCAGATAAATCAATACGTTTATTTATGAAATTATCGCGGTCTGTATCTTTTACTAATCCTAATCGGAGTAGGAGTAGTTTCCGAGTCATATAACCTAGATAATATGCTTTTGAGTTATTAATGTTGCCAGTTCCGCTAGTTATATGTGGAAAAAATGTTTCATCAAATGTAGAATATAGAAAACTAAGAAGAGTTTTTTTCTTTTTAGTTATATCACTAAAACCTTCTTTTTTATCTGCTTGGGCACGAGATGGTAATTTTACTAAATATGCCTCTGCAGGTTCCCTACTATAAATCTCTTCTTCCAGAATAAATGGATCTAGAATACTAGGTCGCAATAGTTCCATCATTTTTTCTGCTAATTCACCTTCCAAATTACCAATAATATACTCTAGAATTTGTTTATCAGTTTCAATACCTAAGGCACGAAACATAATAAATAATGGCACATCACGCTTATCATGTTCTTGCAGAAGCGGACGTTCTTGACCTAGACGAACTGTAATTGCACCACCTACACGTTCTAGCTGGACTTTAACAGTACGCGCATTTGCAAATGCTTCATCACTAACACACTTAACTTCAGCAAAATGGGTATATTTTTCCGAACCCGATGATTGATTAACCGTATTTAGGAAAATTATATTCTCTGCCTTACGTTCTTGAGATACTATAACTTTTTCCGCACCATCTAGAATAAAATAACCTCCTAAATCATATTTATCTTCACCCATTTGAGTTAGTAATTCATTATTGGTACCTTTAGTGCTACTTAACACACATAAATCGGATTTTAACATAATAGGAATCTTTCCTAAATAGATATTTTTAAGAATATGTGCATGAGGACTAGGAACTTTATCTAGAATTGTTTCATCACCCCGCTTCATTGTAAATTCAATATCAATATCATAAAAAAAATCTACACCATAAGTAATATCTTTTAATCGGGCTTCATTAGGGAATAACTGTCGGGTTTCACCACCAGGATAATTTATTATTGTTGGTTTAGTAATTTTATAGCGGTCGTGAGTTTTACCACCATAGTATACTTTTATTTCGTAAGTGATATTGCGGTCTTCTTTGTCAATTAGCACATATGGAGGATTTTTTGCAAAATTTTTCATTATCTGTGGGATTTTATTCTGGATGAAATCATTATAACTGTCAATATGATGTCTTACTAGATAGTTTGGAATATCACGGAAATAGGAATTTATTATATCCCACGTTTCTAATTCTAAATTCATTCTGGGAAGACTATTCTGGAAACACTTCTAATAATTACTTCTATTAAAATATTTATACTAAATATTTATACTAAATTAATTACATTAATTAATTTATAATATTATTACACGTAATCGAAAATATTAAAATTGCAAAAAAATATTAAGTACTATTAACTAAATGAAGAAACTAAATGAAGAAACTAAATGAAGAAACTAAATGAAGAAATTTAATACACAAATACTAGAAACATCAACAATCCAATAATAATTTTCATTACCATCATATAAATTATATCTTGATATATTTTATCCTTATATTCTAGAATTTGCTTATTTTGCTTATAATTTTCTTCATTAAGTAATAGATTTTGATTCTTCAAATCCATATTATCACATTGACTATTAATCAAATCTAATTTTAGAAAATGGTTCTTTCTAGATTCATCCTCAATATCACGTTTCAAATTATTAATAATTTCCTTCAAAGATTGAATAGTTTTCATATCCAATTCACGTTGCGCATAAATAACTTCATTTATTGATGCTAACGCTTTATTTTCATTATCTGGATTAGATTTCATACGACGCTTACGCCTATTAGTATTTATTTCTTCATTTATTTCTTCATTTATTTCTTCATTCCTAACCTTATTATTAATAATATGCTTTATTATTAAATTAGTTTCATTATCACTATTATGTAAAATAACACTATTATTACTATCATCAGATAGTTCATCGTTATCATCATTATCATTGACTAGAACTTTGGCTGTAATAGGTTTCTGATTTTTCATTTGAGTTTGTAATTCTTTCAAAGCTTGATTAGTATATTCATCTTTCTGACGATTATATTCTTCCATAGTAATTTTTACTGCCATTCTAGAATACTATATATTTTAGTATTCTAGCATATCTAGATTTGCAACTTTCAATTTTTTTAGTACTAAATAAAATATAAAATAAAAAATAAAAAATAAAAAAGCAAAAAGCAAAAGCTAGTAGATTCTAGAGACATACACAAGCATTGATTAGATTTTCTACTGGTAATAATCCTAGAACACATTTGTTATCCTTAGCTTTCTTATATAACTAGTTTGCTTTCAGAATAGTTAAAAGGTTTTCATATGGTTTTTTATCTAAATAATAATGTTTAATTACAATAATAAGGCAACTATATAAGGTTTCTATAATATAAAATGGGAGGAGGTTTAATGCAATTAGTAGCTTACGGTTCCCAGGATGTATATCTCACCGGAAATCCACAAATTACATTTTTTAAAGTAGTATATCGACGCCACACCAATTTTTCCATCGAACCCATACAACAAGTTTTCAACGGTCTTGCAAATTGGGGACATTCACTCAGTACAACAATATCCCGCAATGGTGATTTACTCTACCGTATGTACATTACCATTACATTACCCAGTATACCCAGCAATGGTAATGAACAATTTCGTTGGCTTAATTGGTTAGGTCATATCATAGTACAACAAGCCGAAATAGTAATAGGTGGTCAGCGTATAGACCGACATTATGGACATTGGCTACATATTTGGAACGAACTAACCCAAACATTTGGACATCAAGCAGGATATGCCACTATGGTAGGAAATGTTCCCAAATTAGTCCAATCTACAATCGATACTGTCCCTAGTATTACTTTATACGTCCCTTTACGTTTTTGGTTTAATCGCAATGTAGGTCTCGCACTTCCCCTAATCGCATTACAATATCACGATGTCCAAGTAAACGTTAATCTAGCCAATGTACAAGATTGCTATTGGGCAAGTGGTGCTACCCGTATTCCTGCTGATTTACAAGATGTATCCCTATGGGTTGATTACATCTATCTAGATACAGATGAACGCCGACGATTTGCCCAAGCTAGCCATGAATACCTTATCGAACAATTACAATTTAATGGTGATATGCCAATTAATAGTACTGCCGAATTAATTAAAATGCCATTTAATCATCCAGTAAAAGAAGTCATTTGGACTATCCAGAAAGACAGTCTTATTAACTCATCTCTAATGAATAATTATGGTGGCCAACAATGGTTTAATTACACTGATTCACTAGACTATACTTATTTTTCTGGCACTCCACAAGACCCATTAGGTGGGGGAATTGGTACTGCCGCATTTAATGTTGGTAATTGGTATTCTAGCTTACCAATGAGTGGTACTGCAAATGGTAGTGTTGCTACTGCTGGTCAATATGGGCAAAATGGTTCTGCAATTTACGGATTCCATTTTGATGATTTATTTGGTACTACTTCCAATGTTAGTAGCCGTGCTTGGACATCACATCTCCCTATATTCGATTCTGGGGAAAATCCAACATCACTTGCTAAAATTATGCTCAATGGACATGACAGACTCACCGCACGAGAAGGCCGTTATTTCAATACAGTAATTCCACAAGAATGCCATGAAAATTGTCCAGCAACAGGTATTAATGTGTATTCATTTGCATTGAAGCCAGAAGAACATCAACCTAGTGGTACTTGTAATTTTTCACGGGTTGATATTGGACAATTAAATATTAATATTACTAGCGCAACTTATACATCACCTATTACTATAGGTAATACTGATACCGCAAAGATACGTATCTATGCAACTAATTATAATGTGTTGCGTATATTGAGTGGAATGGCGGGATTGGCATTTACAAATTAGGATGAATTATTGTTTTGTATTTATTGTATTGTGTCGCATAACTTAAATATAACTTGTCTAGAACCACTAATTACTTTGTCATCTGGAATATTATATTCATAGATATTAAATCCATATTTTTCAAATACATTGATTTCTTCTTTAGCATACCATATATAAAGATGTTCTAGTGTGGCAAAACCAAATACATAAGGTGATCCTCGATAAATAAGTTTATCAAAAAATGCTCTTGCTAGAGGTGTTCCTACATCTGCATCTGGATGCATATATCTTTCACTTCCATCATTTAATTTATACGGCCGATTTAACTTTTGTCTAATTGCAAATAGTTCATTCTTAAGACCTACATTATTTCCACATATAATAGAATATGGTCCATTATTATTTGCATCTTGTAATCTATAAATCAACATTCTATTCAATAAACTATTCAATAAACTACTTAGCAGTTAGTAAATAAATGAAATTAAAAACAAAAAAATCAATTTTTTTTACAATATTATTTTTGTGCTGGATATTATTAGTTTTTAGAGGTTGTTTAGTTTTTAGAATTTTTAGCTGATTTAATTGAAAAATAATAGTTTATTTATTAAATGACATTTTACAGTGGCAAGTAGCATTGTTTTGAATAAAAATCTAGTCATGGCTTTAGATTATTTGCCGACAGATATTACTTTAGATAATTTGCCGGCAGATCTTAGGGGGTTGCTACTAGTAGCAACCCAGAATGTTTTATTAACCTTCCAGATTCTATTGAAACAATAAGAGTATCTTATAACAATTTTCCAGAAATTACTAAACTTCCAAAGAAATGTAAAGTATTTACTTATATGAAGTGTCCGCATGATGTATTTACATCCATCACTAAAAATAAGCTTTTCAAAGGTATTTGCATATCGAAAAAGAAACAAAATAATTTTTGATGTTTGATGTTTGATGTATTGTTTTCCACTATTCAATGGATAAAGGATATGAGATATGAGATATAAGATATTTTTTTTAGCATATTTATCTAAATATGAAAAAAATTGAAATTTACAATTTATTTTATTTACTGTATTTACAAGCACATTACAATGTCTGACGAAAGCTACTACAGCAACGATGAGCAGGAGCAGGAGCATGACAATCCAGGCAACATTCTCATTCGCTACAAAGCAAGCTACGACAAGGACTATGTTCGCAAAGCAGTTCTGGCAAATCCCAATTTGAAGAACCAAACTTTGCTTGACTATGTGGGCTTTACCAAGCCACCATGCCAGTTTTGCAAAGAAATCACAGACCTTTTCTACGCATACCATGCGTGCATGTGCCCCCACTGCACGACAAAGTTGCATTCCAAAAAGTTTGAGTTCATCGATGTATATTTTGACGAGTATCTGGAGAAGTACACCTTCTCCAACAACGGATGCAAAACATGCCTCAACCAAGCATTGGCGGAGTTTGAAGACAACACCGCCGTAGATACCCAATCGCGCGATATTGACTATGCCCGCATGCAGAAGAACAAGCGTTCCCACGCAAAAACTTCCCGCAAGACGAAGCAAAAGACAATCTCACGAGGCAAGAAGTACCGCGACTTTACTGTCGTGTAAGCTCAATTCTGACGTTTTTTTTGTTTTTGAAAAGATATAGAAAAATAGAAAAACAAATGGAAAAACATATATATATATAATTATAGGTCATCTTCTTGCATACAATAAGTTTTGCCACATAGTTGCCGTGGATTATCATCACCCATATTTATACCACAAATCATACAGAAATTAGCTATACATCGTTGTACAACATTGGTAGTGGTGTTTGTTGTATTTTCTGTGTTTTCTAGAGTACATTTATCTAGAGTACAAGTATCATGTGATGTTTGAATTGTTGCCATTATAGATTAGCAATTGTAATTATATTGGATAATAGAATAATAGAATAATAGAAAAAGAAATCAATTTTTTGTTAATTTATTTAGAATTAGATATTCTAGGCATATTGCTCTGCCTCATTAGTTATCGAATTAGGTAAATATTTTTTAAGAAAATTACAAACACTTTGCAAAATATTTATACCATTATTACTATTACTATTATTACTATTATTACTATTATCAGTATCATATAAAGGAATATCAACATCTTGTTGTAATCCATAAATATTATTAGAATATGTATTAGTATTAGTATTAGTATTAGTACTAGTACTAGTTGGTCTAGTTGGACTAGTTGGTGGAGGTGCATTTGTCATATCAATAATAATATCGTTATTATCCATTTTTACTAATAATATTTTTAGATAACCTATATGTTTATTCTAGAAACTATCAATTTTTTTAAACCTTGAAAAAATATATGTATCTAGAATAAAAATGCAAACATTAATTACAGCAAAAACACTAAAATTCAGCAAACCATCTTGCAGTTGTGGAATAGTTTCGAAACCCATAAAGGGCTTTGGTGTAATGGGCAACGCCCCTTCATCTCAACAACGAAAAGATTTTCTCTCTAGCATATCAAACAAATCTAAAAGCAGGAAAACATCAAAAGGAAAACCAAAACCAAAAAGCAACAAAAAAAGTAAAAAGAAACATTAAACTAAACATTTATCTAGAAGACCTTTACATTGACTATCTACATTGACTATCTACATTGACCATTTACATTGACCATTTATCCTGGTTAAAAGATGCAACACCAATTGCCTTCATATTCTTCTGGAATTGTGCAATCTTAGCTTGTAATGCCAATTGGGCATCACTCTGAATAACCTGTTTAACCTTTTCACCATCCTTAGGTTCTGGCTTAATACCATAACAATTTACACCATATAGTAAATTAGGGTCATTACGAACCAGATTTATACCAGGTTGACCACAAATATTGCGATTATTAGGATCATTATCCTGAAGGGTTTTCCAAGTAGAATATTGAATTGGAAATGCCGCAATACCATCCTTAGTCCAGCCAACATTACACCAATCTGCCCCCTGTTTATGTGCATCTACTAGTTGGTCAATAGTAGCTACTTCTGCACCTAATGCACCACATACACCCCCAGCATCATCAAGAGTATATTTATTTTCTTTGATATTGAATACCTGTTTAATACTGGGGTTGCTTAGTGTTGCTAATGGTGCTTGTCCAGTAGTAGGTGCAGTTGCATAATAACCGCCAGTATTAATTGGTACTGGTGCGCCTGCGACAGTATTGCTATTAATTGGTGCAGATGCAGAACCAGCAATAGCAGATAGTGTGGGTGAAGGGTTTAATGCCATTGCTAAATTGTTGGAATATAGACGTCCAGGACGGGAACTTTTACTAACTACAATATAATATACAATAATAATTACTAAAAGACCAAATACGGCAGATATACCAATTAGAATAAAATTTGGTTCACCAGTTATTTGAGGATATAACATTCTAGAAAGAGTAATACTATTAGCTTATTATAATTATCATATATTTTTTCTATTTTCTATTTTCTATTTTCTATTTTCTATTTTCTATTTTCTAAAACAAAAATGTTAAAAAATATTGTATCTAGAATAGCTTCCAGATAAATAGGCAACGGGCAACGGATAATGGTCAATTATTAGAATGATAGAATAACATATAAGCATTTTGCGAACTCATAACTTCCATCTCAGGAATTTCACGTACATTACTATCATTGCATAAATACCATTTATTTTCGAATTGGTGTTCCTTATTATAGTCTTTAACATAAGAATAATAATGACCACCACCCATTACTCCAATGTGATTAATTACTGCATAAAGATGGTAATCTTGCATATTAACACCACAGAAATATTGGCTAAGACTAAGTGTTTCTGGATAATGAATCATTTTGTTAATTTTAAAAAGACTATTTCTAATTTGTGCATAGCGTTTAATCTTGATAATTAATGTGCGTGGTTTGGTAATTATTTTTCTGTCCATACGATTATGTTCTTTATTACCACAATTTTCGCATTTGTAATCAATATCTTCAACTTTAAACATTTCACTAATACATTCATCTAAAGTAATGTGGTTATTAGTTTGCCAATTAGTAGGTAGTGATACACACATAATGTCATTAGGACTAACTTCAAATGAACGTTTATTACATTGATTACATTCAATACAATTTATAATGTAATAGTAGAATGTTTTAACAAACATTGAGAAATCATTTTGATATCGAGTACGAAAATGTTGCAGATATAATTTAAAATATGGATCAAGTTTATCATAATTTTCTGGCAAATCAATGCTAACTTTACTAGATTTAGCATTATGGACTTTATCTAGAATATATGCCATAAATTCATGTGGATCATTTTGTTCTCCACTAAATAGATGTTCAAAACCAGTACTTTGACTGATTTCTTGAGATACTGTAATTAATGTATTACAAGTAATTGTTCTGTAGTTTCTAGAATGTAGATTATTAATTAGTTCTTTAAAACAAGTGTAAATAAATATATCGCCACTATGTTTAGCAACGTGTTTCAGTACACGTTGTTCATATATATCAATATCTGGATTTTGTTCTAGTAATCCATTAATATATTCTTCCATTTCATTTGATTTTAGCTTACCAAGATTATATTTGTTAATTATTTTAATCATTCTGCTATCATCAGCTTGATAACGTTTTATAAATGTATGGATAAATGGACTTACTGCAAGACATTGAATTGCAGAATTAATAAAACAATCATTACCGCTATTGAAAAGACCAGTGCGATTGGTTATTTGTTTATTTTCTATAATCCCTTGTAATGGAGAATTTTGAATTACAATATTATTAGTAGTATCTGGATCAATAATTATAGGATTTGCTTCACTATCTGGGGTATCATCAACAATATCCATAGTATGAATATTTCTACCATTATTTGTACTGTTATTTTCTGTTTCCATTTTATAGATAGCTAGATACTAGATAACTACTTGTTAGAGATATGTAATAAAACAATTTGGTATTATAAACAAACTAATATCATAATATTTTTTCAATTTTTTATTTAATTATTCTTTTTACATTACGTTTATTACTTAAAAGCAAATTATTTGTTAAATATAATTACTAAAATTTATAGTATCTAGAATAAAAACAAATAATTAATAATGTCATATCCATATAACCAACCTTATATTCCAACAGATGATAGAATAATTGTTGAACGTCATTATATTCCACCCAATTTATATCGTGAACTATATTTCGGATATCCTTCTCAACCACAAATATATTATCATCCTGCTTCTCTACAACATACATACTATCAACCTGTGTATCAACCACCACAACCACCTACAAATATTGCACCTAATATTTATTCACCTCCAACTACAATAAATAGCAATCATGCGGTACATCATCCTGTTGAATTGGGTCAATTATTTGCACAACATCAAGGAAGTATACCTACTATTCATAATACTCGTAATTTACCAAGTGAATTATTTCCACGCCCAGCTAATCAGACAACACAAGTCCCAAATAGACGTAATAGATTAGCAGAAAGTATTTTAAATGAAGCTCCGGTAGAAATTCGTAATTTAATTAATGGATTATTAAATACACGTACTCCATTTGAGGTACAAGTATCTGCAGTTCCTGCTGAAATAATAATGAATCGTGTAGCCGGGAATGATGATAATAATCAACCACTTTCTTTATCTAATATTAATATTGTATCTACAGTATCTAGATTTGATAGTCTAGAAACAAATATAGATACTTGTTCTATATGCCAACAATCCCTAAATAATATAGATATTGTTAGAAAATTAAATAATTGTACACACATATTCCATTTATCATGTATTGATACTTGGTTATCAGAAAGAAATACTTGCCCATCCTGCAGACATAGTTTACTTAATGATTTGAATAATCAACAATCCAATACTGTAGGTAATATTGCAAGTAATACTACTAGGACTACTGTAAATATTGTAAATGACCATGACGAGGATAATGAAGATGACGAAGATGACGAGGATGATGACGAGAATAATGAAGATGAATATGATGACGAGGTTGATGATGATTATCAACCTTGCCAATGTTGCCATAGTACTGATGGTAATAGTATTATAACTGACGATGACGATGATGACGATGACGAGGATGATGAGTCTGTAATACAACAAACATCCAATACATCCAATATATCTATGCCCACCCAAACAAATAATACTATACCAATTAATATAAATGTAAATCGTCAAAATAATTCTAATGCCAATCCAAATATAAGAATATTTAATAATTTATCTCAAGGACTAGGAGATTTAATTAATTCTGGTACACCAATTATTACTTCTCTAATAAATGGTAATAGCAGTAATATATCACCTATATTAAATAATATTAGTCCATTAATAAGTGCTTTTACAGAGTTAATGAATAATTCTAATAGTTCATCATTTGTCTATCGCAATTTTTAGTAATGGAAAATGCATAATGGAAAATGCGGATATTCCAAATAGTTAATTTATAGTTAATTTATAGTTAATTTATAGTTAATTAGTTAATTCATAATAAATTACAATATGGGTTCATCTGTAATTACGTTATCTGATAATCTAGCTACTCTTGACGTTGGTAATTATTGGCGCTCTAACATAGATATTGGAACTAAAATTAAATTATATAATACTGATTTAGTATATATATTTTATGGTTATAATTCTGATAAAAGCATAGTATGTTGTTTTCCAATTGATGCCAATAATGTTATTGAAAAAATTAAATATGTTCCAATAACTCAAATAGATAAAATATTCTGAACAAGAAAAAGCAAACGAAAAAAAAGATAAAAAAGATAAAACTATTTTTAATTATTCAATATAGTCAATCCAATTTGTAATTATATCATTTGTAATACCATATGACATTAAATCTTGTTTTACAAGTTCTCGATGTTTTTCAATAGTATAATCACCACTACGATTTAGAATATTCTTTATATTAGCAATAGTGTTGCTGATATATTCAGAATCTGAAATAGTAATTACAACTAGATTACTGAAGCCGTTAAGACTTGCAACTAGTCGGGTAATTTTGCCAATAAAACATAGTTCTTTGCTTTCTAGCAATTCAGTGTTAATAATATTTTTAATCTCTTTTTGCGTTTCTTCATTAAATGTAGTATTGATATATTCCCATACATACTCGAAAATTTCACGAAAGTTCATTTTCAAAACAGAATGATATTCAGTATTCAGATATTCTTTTTCAATCATTATCTTACAATCTTTCGTCAGAACATTATCATTAATAATTTCCTGTGTAATTTCGAAACTGTTAATAATAAGTGGTTGTGATGTGATATTTTCTATACTTTTAATCAAATTCTTTTGAACATTAGAATTATGAATGCTTTGTTTATCCCTTACAAAATTACCACCATTTTTAATTAAATCAATAAATCGTTTAACCTGGGGTTGAATTGTAATTATAGGATTATTATAATATTTGAATGACATTAGGTTTTTAGCATAAATAATATTAGTTGGCAACATTGTAATTTTATTGTTAGAAATATTAATATGTTTTAGATTTGTAAGATTTTCGAAAATTGCACCCAAATAGCTAATATTATTATCATTCACATCTATATAAACTAATTTTTTCATATTAGAAAATATATCCGGAATACTTGTAATCTTATTAAAATTCAAATACAATTCTTCCATATTAACCAATTTACACATCGTGTCCGGAAGTATATCAATATTCGTCTTATAAATTTCTAGGAATTTCAGATTAATCAAATTACCAATTCCAGGTGGCAATAATGCAACTGGGTTATTACTGATTTTCAAACGCTTTAGCGATTTCAATTCAAATAGATGCTCAGGTAGTGTATACAATCCAACATTATCCAGACAAAAGTCATCTAGCTTTGCAGATTTACTAAATTTTGGAACGCAATGAAGCATTGGATTATTTGCCAAATCTAGTCCTTCTAGATTTTCTAGATTTTCAAAACTATTATCAATATCTGTAAGAGAACAATTATTAAGCAAAAGTTTTTTAAGCTTAATAAGATTTGTAATCTTATAATCCACATTTTTAATTGGATTGTTATTAAAACCAAGACACACTAGATTAATTAGATTAGAAAATGTTATAGGAATATTGGTAATGTTATTATTACCCAAATTAAGATATCTCAACGATTGCATATTACCAATTTTATCTGAAATAGTTTTAATTGAATTATCAAGTAGATACAACTCAGAAAGATATTCGAGAGTGTAAATATTAGCAGGAATATAATTTAGTTTGCACTCGCAAATAGAAAGATATTCCAGTCTTTTCGGAAATACATATTGTGTACAATCAATATAAACAATATCAATATTAGTTAATTCCAATTTCTTAAGATTAGGAAACATTTCAAAATTTGGAATACAATCAATTGTAATATCCTTAATAGTTAGATTTTCAAGATTACTAAAACTATAGAAATTATTAGTGAACATATATTTATCATAAAAATTTATTTTACTCAATTCCCATTTGTCATCAATATCAAGTGTCTTTACCAAACCTTTACCTTTTTCCTCATTATGATTTTTTACATAAAGTGCACCCTTACTTTTAAGAATAAAGTCTAGAAACATATAGTTCATAGAATTAATTTCAGTAATAACTGCAATTGCATGTCTTTTTGTAGCATTTCCACGGCAATCATCATTATCATTCGGACGCTTACAACGTACACTGTTCGTCGTATGTGTCATTATAATAATTAGTTGGGAAAGTCAAATTATAAAATCTGCAAAATAATAATAATAACAATAATATAACATTTAAAAATCAATTTTTTTATATTTTAAACTTTTTTTAACTATTTTTTAACTATTTTTTAACTATTTTTTAACTATTTTTTAACTATTTTTTAACTATTTTATTTAGTTATTACCAGAATGAATAGATAATAATTTATCAATAATTTTTTTACTAAAACCAAAACACACCGTATTCAAATCATTATACATTTTAAATCCAGATAATTCCAAATCACCATAAATAACCTTTTTAAAATATTGATAACCTTTTTTCTGCATTTCGTTCATTCTAGCAACATCTTTTAATAATTCATTACATTTTGAATATATATATTCCCAATTATGTATTTTAGTATCAAATGACAATCCTACTTCATCCCAAGAAATACCAAATGGAGCACTAAAATCATTAATTAAAATTGGAATACTACCACACGCCAAAGCTTCAATAATTCTCATACTACTATTACCATTACCTTTCGGACACAAACACAATTTACTTTTAAATATATCATTATATGAATCATATGCAGTCTCTTCTATTTGTTTCTGACTAGGTTTATTACCATTCAATCGCCACCCCCAATAATCATTATTCTGAATTATATTACATCCTGGTTTATCTTTAAAATAATTATACATATCTGTTCGCATTCCAGTCCAAATTGTACCCTTAAAATATATATCAATATCACGATGTAATGCCTGATTAACTGATAAATCAATATTTACACAATGCTTTTCAAAATATTTAAATATTGCAGGATTTGAAACAAATATTTGAGTTTGTTTCTTAGCCAACCCAGATTGTTTTAATGCATTTGTAAACCAAATACACTCATCATCTATTGGTATACTCTGATCACCACTTAAAATAAACACCAATTTATTTTTAGGATACCGCACCTTAATATTCATGATTAATGGTATTGGATCACCATTACTTTCAAAAATAATATAATCCGCATCATCGATTGTATTTACCAATGAAATTATTTTATTGTGAATATTAAACCATTCTCCAGATATTGGCGAAAGGAAACCTATCTTTAATTTTGTTGTCATTCTAGCTATCTAGAATATCTAAAAATCTTTTTATATACTTTATTCTAGCATATTAACTAATAAAAAAAGATGCTTAAAAAACAATAATCTATTTATTAACAAAAACAACAAACACAACAAAAATAAAAATGTCTGAAATAATTCAATCGCCAGCCCCAGATAGTGCTAGTGCTAGTGCTAGTGCTAGTGCTAGTGATAGTGCTAGTGCTAGTGCTAGTGATAGTGATAGTGCTAGTGCTAGTGCTAGTGCTAGTGCTAGTGATAGTGCTAGTGCTAGAATAAAAATAGCAATTGATACAGTGTTCTTTCAGAATACTTATTCTGGAATAACCCGTGTTTGGGAAACTATTCTAAGAAATCTTAAAACTAATACCTTTCTAGAATCCAATGATAATATAAATTATGAAATTATTCTGCTTATTCGTGGAAATAGTATTCTAGAGAAACTAAAAAATATTATTACAGTTAATGAATCTACTAAACAAATTTCAATAAGCCATATATTAATTAAAAAATTCAATTATTTAACAATGTATCAAGATGTTGATTATTTAAATACAATTTGCAAACAAAACAATATTCAGTATTTCATATCAACTTATTATACCTATTGTACTATAATTCCTAATATATTAATGATTCACGATATGATACCCGAAATATTCAAATTACCAAAACATCTAATGTGGACTCAAAAAGAACTCTCTATTAAAAATGCATCCCAATTTATAACTATCAGCAACACCACTACTAAAGACTTAAAGAAATTCTATCCACATATCCACAATAACAGCAAAATCTATCCAATTACCTTAATTTACAATAGTATTCAACCAATTAATTCATCTAATAGTGATACTAATGGTGATACTAAATATGATAATAATTTTGTTAATAATATTTTAATACCTAATGGTATATTGCCTAAAAAATATATTTTTGCAATGACAACTAGTAATGAAGAATATAAAAATACCAAATTAATTATAGATTTTACAAAGAAATACACATTTCAATTAGCCCAGAAATTAGATACTCAAATCCCTATAGTTTTCTTATTAAAACAAAACCTTCCTAATAACCATATTATTTCAAAAGGCGTTTTATATATTACTAATGTGAGTGATATTATATTAAATACATTATATAAAAATGCACTTTGTTTTATAAATTCTTCTAAATATGAAGGATTTGGACTTCCAGTATTTGAATCATTTTCACATAAAACTCCTGTAATTGCATTGGATATACCAATATATCAAGAATTAGCACCAAACGCGGTGAATATAATTGATAATGATATTGATGAATTATTTGAAAAGATTTGTGTTATTCATAAAAACATTAGTAATCTAGAACATAATGTTAATAAAAAGATAGAAAATGGTTATCAATTACTAAAGAATTATACGCCAGAAAAACAGGTACTATCATTTCATAAACTTTTAAATTCATTAGGGGTAAAGGCAATGGCAACGGCAATGACAACGGCATTGAATTATGATGATAAAAATAATGAGTTTTTAAATATAATATTACAATCTTATAATGAAACTCTACCAGAAAGAAGATTAGAATTAGAATATTGTATCAAAGCTAATTTAGATAATCCTTATATTGCCAAGGTACACGATTTTGGTTTCCAATCAGAAAAATATCTTCCAGAATACATAACTAAACATAAAAAGTATATAAAATCTATTAACGCAACATCCGGCACAAATACTAATGCAAATAATAAATGGCTAACATATGAAACAGCTTTTAAATATTCCAGTGATATAGATAATATTAGGAAATATGGTAGTTATTGGGGTATAATAAATTGTGATATCTTTCTAGATAGTCAATCTCAATGGACACTTATTAAAGGACAATTAAATAATGATTTTATATATGCACAATCCCGACACGAATTTGATATATTACCCGATTTAGGTACATATTCCAAAATGGATGAACAATTTGCAAAATTATATCATGCAAATACACAAGATGGTTGGTTTTTTAAAGCACCATTAAAATTACATATTGCAAACTCAAACGAACATCCAGAATTAAATAAAAGATTAAGTGTTAATTTTGAAATGGGTATGCTAGGTTGTGATAATGCTATTGCAGATAGATTAGTTCAATCAGGTTATAAAGTTATTAATCAACCAGAAACATATAAGATTATGCATTATGATATGGCAAAGGGTAAAAATAGTTTAAATTATTTGGAAAAACATTCTAATGAATCTAAAGATATTACTAAGAAAAAGCCTAAAAATACACACCCAGAGAAACTAGGGTGTTATTTAGTACCTAATTATGATGATTTTGTTGGAAAAGGTATAAATGGTGATATAGATTTGATAGCTTTTATTAATAGTATAGGTGGTATTAGTAATTATGAAAAATATAAAATAATTTCTGAATTACTTACTTCACGTATTATGATTACTAATCCAGAATCTTAGTTTGTTTAAGATATTTATTCGTATTAGTAATTTCTAAAATTATAATAATATATATTAGTAATTGTTTTTGATTATAGAAATAATTTATAGAAATATTTGCTATAATTATTTATATTATTCATAATGAACAAATCACTAACATTAAGTGAATTACTAAATTATAACAAATTAGATGACAAAAAATATCCAGTTGATGAAAATTTAAAATCTTTACAAGATAAAATAAAACAAATTGAGAAAACAACAAATTTTACCTTTATTAACCCAGTGACTACATCTACAGGTACTTCTACTCCTATTATATTAACAATTACACCAAATGCTACATATATCCCACCCATAATACCACAAAGGACACCATCAGGATCACCTGGAGGACCATCAGGAATATCAGTACCATCAGGATCATCAGTACCATCAGGATCATCAGTACCATCAGGATCATCAGGAGGACCATCAGGAAAAGCATCAACAACATCACCAATTGCTCCTGATACGCTAAATGTACTTACTTATAATGTTTCTTGGGAAGCTATGACTGCAATTACAAAGAACACATCTAACGGAAGTGCACAAGCAGTTGCAAAATTGTGCTACGAAAAATCTAAAGTCAAAACAGATGATAACACAAACCAATGTTTAATTAATGTTGCACAAGTAATTGATAATACACCTAATAAAACAACAGATTTAGATTTTGTAGGATTACAAGAAGCTACCAATTGGAAAATTATAATCACAAAGTCAAAAAAATTACAAAAAATGAATTATATCCACCATAATATTATTGGGTATGATAAAGCAACATGTAATCATACAAACCCTACTGAAGATTTAATATCATTTTATAATCCTAATAAATTTACATTAATAGCATTTAAAATTGATTTAATTAAAACTCGTCCGTATCAAATAATATATTTGAAATTAAAATCAACTGATGAAATATATGCATTTATTAATGTACATTTACCACATTACGCAAATGATTTGATGCAGTTAATATTAAATAAATTTTCATACACCACAACAAATATTTTTGTTCCTAAGACGCCGGATAATTTTAATTATTTTTCAAATAATGCATATATATATAACCAGAACTGTAAAACAGAACATACAACAGATGTTGAAAAATATAAATCAATAACGGATTATACTTATTATACAAATACAAATACAACTTCTCCCAAGCATTATGAGGAAATTTTTAAGACAACCCATATTATTTTTCTGGGCGATACAAATGATCAAGATAAATTAAAATTTTATAGTAATGAAAAACGAAAATATGAATATTTAGACCCAAACACACCAAAAACACCAAAAACAACTACTGAAGATATTAGTGATTTTAAACCCTTCGCTTATATAGATATAGATCCTACTAAAATAACTTATAAAACTTTTTCTAATTATGCAAAAAAATTCAAAGATATTACTATGAAGCCAATAAAACCACTTAATACATGTTGTAATAGTGGTGCAGATAAGACACAAACATATAAAGAGGAAAATGGTAATAACGGAAATATTGCAGATTACATTTTAATAAGTACTGGATTGGAATATGAAAATGATACACAACCAAATAATATACCAGAATTTCTAAGAAATAAACCAAATTTTGATAATTTTCCTACATCCGACCATTTGCCAGTATATGCGACAATAAAAATACCAAAGACTGCATTAGCAGTACCATCAACACCAGCAACATATGATATAAAAATACTTCAAAATGCGTCAGAATTGTGCACAAAGACTAGTTTTACAGTCAACAATAAGGCAGATTTCGACAAAATTATTAACTCTGTACCTACAAAATTTAAACAAACAATTACTAAGTATAATGATTACATTAAAACAACAAACAATAACATACACTATTATTTTGTAAATGATCATAATAATGAAATAATTGGTATAGTGTATAATGGTACTAATAATACTAATAATACTAACATAAAACTAATTAAAACTCAAAATAAGATTTATGGTAAAGACTATTATGTAAATAACGATCTTAATACAGAAATTAGCGTTCCTTTTATATTTAATAAAACAGATGATAACTATGATACTGTATACTACAAGTTGATATATTATTATTTAAATAATATGTATGCAACAATAAAAAATAATCATTATGTTTTAATAAACGCAAACGCCAAAGCCAACGACATAAATAATTATAGAACTATACAATATGATTTACTTTATGATAATGACAATAAAATATTATCAATTAACAAGAAATATGTAATGGTTTGTCTAAAAAGTAATAAAATAAATTGTAAAGTTTTTAGTACCAACGCTAATGGCTATTATGTGTTGCATAATATTGGTAATCAGGGCTCAGCTAACGATTGTGGAGTATATGTATTAGTTAATGCTTTATATATAATATATATATCCAAAAGCAAAATAAATAATGATTTAAACTTGATGAATAATGTTACACAAATAAAGTTAAATGTTAAATACATGAAATATATCATATTAAACTATGCCAATCAAATTAAAAACATAAACGAAAAAAAATTGTTTTTTGCGGCAATTAACATGGACGAAGCAAACCTGAACACAAAACTTGCAAAGGCATACGACACCAACGAAGATTATTTGCAAGAACTTAACACGTTGATAAATAGTTTTGGAAGTTTTCATATGAATATGGGAACAGGAATGACTCAATTAAATATTGATTGGTTAGAAACAAATATTATTATTGTGGAAAATGCATTTGCAAATTTAACAAATCCATTCGAGGCGTCAATAATATTTAATAAAAAAAATTTACAAATTATTAGGAACTTTTATGAATTAGATAATTATATAATTGTATTTATTGTTGGTACCGCGGGACATTGGAATTGTTATGCTTGTAATAAATATCCCACTTCAAAAGATTATTATTTTATAGATAGTATTAGTGTATCTACATATAATCAAACCTATGCAAACCACATAAAACAACTATTGGAAGAACAAAGTTATAATAATTTTATAATAAAATTATTGGAAGCTTGTGGAAATGCAACTGATATTACAAAAGATGCAACATATTACGATAAATATATTTCATATTATGATAAAATATTAGAAGTTTTACTAAATAATCCTGTATTAAAAAATTGTATTCCAGATTATGAACAATTTGTAATTGGAATAATATATAGAATGATTGTAATTGATACTAAATTTTATAATAAAATGTCAAACAAATCCTGTAAGCTTGACATAATATCAAAAATAGATTTACAAATAGACACTAATTCAAATGCCAATATTAAAAAAGGTTATTATGAAATACTTGCAATAGATGAATATTTTAACAATTATAAATCAAATAATTGTTTTGGTACAACAATAAGTGAAGAAACTAGCGATAAGGTTGAACTTATTAGAAATACACTAGTAGTATCAGTATTACCAGGTGGATCACGTACCAAAAAACAACAGAAATATTCTACATTAAAATTCGGGAAATCGACTATTAAACGAAAAAAATATTAAAACATAAACACGAAAATAAAATATCAAGCAAACACAATCGAAAAAACTCTAATTATTTAGTACTTAACTTTTGAATTGCTACCTGCATTTCTTGATTTTCTTTTTTTAAATTCTCATTAATTTTGGAAAGCCATTTACAAGTTGCCGTTACTTAAAAGTTGATATTTCTTGATACAGCCAATAATAGACTATTTCATACGAATTATCAGTTTTCTGAGTTTTTGTAGATGGGGCCAAGAACGGGATAAAAAGCTAACATAAAGTTAAGCTTTTAAGATTCCCCCATTGTACATGTTAATTGAAGCATTAACATCACGACCAAGTACACACTTACAATGCTTATTAACACATTTGTAAGTTTTACTTAATCCTACATTTTTATTTTCGCTTTTACAATCATGGCATGTCATACTAGTCTTATATTCATTTATCATTGATACTGAACTATCATATTTTTTACTCATTATTTTTATAAATTCATTGAACTTATAAAATGATAAAGTTAGACCACGCCGTTTTACTATATCCTTTAGATTAGATGTAGTTTTTTTAACCATAACCTTGATACTAAACTTCCCAAGATTAATTTCTTTAAAATTCTTTGTTAAAAAGACTGCTGTTTTTTTATGTAAATCAATTACTCTATTTTTAATTTTATTACTATATCTTTCATGTATTTTATCAAATAACTTCTTTTTTAAGATTTCTCTATCTTTT